AATATTGAATATCATTTAATTCTGGAATTGTAGTGTATAATGTTTCTACAATATTTCCATCTTCATTTTTGAAGTTATCATTGAAGTTTAATTCCATTTCATATTTATTTTCCATAATTTTATTTATTTTATTGTTATTATTATTATTATTATTTATATTATTATCCACTTTAATATGTATTTACATTGTATTATAGTATATTATTAAATACAAATTTAGGTTTATTAGAATAATAATTGTAAGAGATATTATTAAAGGTAAGTTTAATAAAGTTTTTGTATAGTTTAGGGTTATTTATTTTAGTATATTTAATATTGTTTAAATAAATATAATTTTTGTTGGTAAGTTTAATTGTGTTCATAGTTTTTTTATTATATTATCCATTGGGTAATGTATTTAGTTTGTATGTAAGTGGGATGAGGATGGGAATGAGATAGGATGAGGATGAGATGGATGGGATGGGATGAGGATGAAAGAAATAGTTAGTAGACATGGAAGGATAGAATAGATTATGGATGGGGATAGGGGGGAGGGGTAAATGGATAAAAATGGGGATGATGAGGTAGGGCCAGGTTGAGGGAATGGATTTCCCAGGGGGGAGGGGGTGGGGAGGGGAGGGGGCAACACTACACCCCAAAATTTGTAATAACTTTTTTTAGTGACATAAGCCTATTAATAAGAATAGAGTAACTACCTAATGTCACACTTCGCTTAAATAATAAAATAAACATGTAACTATTAACTTATTAGTTAACTATAAAAATAAAGAAATGGCATTTAAAATGAACTACAAAAAAGGTAAGGGCTTCCCTTTTAAGACATCACCTACAAAAGCCTATAAAGATATGGACAAATACTCTGATGAGGATGATGCTGTAAAGTTTGGAAGTACGGAAGGTGCGTCTACTTCAGGATCTTTACCAAAGAACCCGTTGAAACAAGAAATGGGAATCTTAGATAAATTATTAACTTTTGACAAAGCGCTATCTAGTTGGGATGGACCTTTTGGGGATGTTAAATTAATGGATGAGTACGAAAGATTGAAAGGGCACAAGCGTAGAAAAATGAGACAAGAAAAAAGAAAAAGAGAAAGAGCTGAAGATATGGCTAATAACAAATAAAAGTAAAACTATGGCATTCAAAATGAAGGGAAACCCATATAAAATGGGTACACATAAAACAGCTGCTTATATGAAATCCTCACCTAACAAGCTTGTCGGTGGTCTTTATAAAGATGAAGGTGGTTCAGAAAGAGAGCAAATATCTCGTGAAGAGTACGATATGATCGATTCAATAAAAAAAGAAAGAATAGAACGAGCTAATGAATTACGAGATAAAATAAATAACACGCAGGATAGAGATGAAAAACTTCTTTTACAAAATGAGTTAGATCAAGTTTCTAGAGAAATGCAGGATAACATTATTCTAGAAACTACGGGTTATGAGATGTTTGATGATGTTAGTAATGAAGAAGATGCTAAAAACAAACTATCAGATATGTTGGGTATGGATTATGATGCTTGGAGCGAAACTATGGATTGGAAAAAGGTTCCACCTAATTTAAGGGAAGACTTTAAAGAACTAAGAAACAGCATGGAGTATGAGAAAGGTCTTTATGCTGAAGGCGAAACAACCAAACAACAGGAGTTAGATAAGATAATACGAGAAGAAAACGAGGACTTAAACTAAAAACTATGGCAAGAAAAGCAAAAGGTAAATTCAAAATGAAAGGGCATACACTGCCTGGTATAAATCAAAGATCAGAAACCTCTAACATGAAAGACGGTAAGTCTCCATCATCTGCTTTTCAACAAAAAACCACTGTAGATGCTTCTGATTGGGATGCTGGTGACATAAAAAGTTACATCGATCAAAATATGCCAACTAGCGCTTATGACGGACCTAAAGAAGGTTGGGGCTACGCAACAAGGATGATATTAGATAAACTCAAAAAGAGAAAGCTTAAAAAAGAACAAGAAAGAGAGGATGAAAGAATAAGGAAGGAAGATGAGTTAGAGAACATGATTGATGAAACTAAAGAAAATCAAGAGCTTTTAGATGCTGATATGCCTACAATTGAAGACCCACTTGACAAGTATGTAAATGAAAATAGATCTGAATTACCAGTAATGGATTTACCACCTATGCCAGATGAAGAATTTGTTGATGCTGACGAGGTATCTAAACCATATGAAGTTCAACGAGGTGATACGTTAAGTGAAATAGCAGCCGCTAACAATATGACGTTAGATGAATTAATCGATAAGAATCCAGAATATAGAGATGATCCTGATCATGTATTGACTGGAGCGACATTAAACTTATAGGGAGAACCCTATACCAATAAATATTAACCAAAAATAAAACCAAAATGACTTATTTATACTATAAGACCAGTACGATAACTGGCAACCAAAAACCGAATGAAAAAACTATTGATCAGTGGAAACATCTTGCAGAAAAGAAAAACTGGAGGATCACTCAACTACCAAATGGTTTTTACCAAACAGAGTGCTCAAACCCTGAAAATGAGGAATGGTACGCTGTTACACGTAGAGAAACAATTGAAGGTGCTGAAATAGCAATAAATGGAAGCATAGAGCATTTTTCTAAGAAATTAGAAGCTGTACAAGGCCCGAAAGTTATAAAAACGTTTAAGTAGAACACAAATTAAATTAAATTAAATGGAATACAATCTACCTAGCGAGATTGTCAAAGATCTTAACTTTGGCGATAGCGCTAAAAAAAGAATTATAAAAGGCGTAGATAAACTAGCTCAAGCAGTTAAGTCTACCCTAGGAGCATCAGGTAAATGTGTAATTTACGAAGACGCTCGAGGGAAACCGGTAATCACAAAAGACGGAGTAACCGTAGCAGAATCGGTTGTCTTGTTTGATCCGGTTGAAAATATGGGAGCTACGCTTATTAAAGAAGCGGCTAGAAACACAGTGAGAGAAGCTGGTGATGGTACAACCACAGCAACTGTTCTCGCTGAAGCCCTTATTAAAGAAGTAAATAACTGTAAAAAAGATATAACTATTAGAGAAATTAAGGAAGGTATAAGTTCTGGCCTTGATAAAGTAAATGATTATCTCAATAGTGTAAAAATAGATGTAGAAGGAGATATGCTGCGTAACGTTTCTTCTATTAGCTGTAACAACGATGCTATGTTAGGAGGTATTATATCCGAAGCATATGAAAAAGTTGGTAAAGACGGCGTAGTTTTAATGGAAAGTTCTGATACTGAGAATACTTATGTAGATATTGTAGACGGTGTACAAGTAGAATGTGGTATAACATCACCACATTTTATTACTGATACAGAAAAACAAAGATCAGTTTTAGAAAATCCATTAATTTTAATAGTAGCATCGGAAATACCTAACATTAGAAAGATACAAAACATCCTAGAGTTTGTAATAAAGCAAAACCGATCTTTACTTATAGTTGCTCAAGTTAGTCAACAGGTAAAATCGGCGCTTTTAATGAACAAAGTTAAAGGAAACATCAAAGTAAATATAATAGACTTACCAGGTTTTGGTCCTACTAAACAAGATACTATAAAAGATTTAGCGATTTTAACCGGAGCAGAAGTAATAAATGAAGAATTAGGTGATGATTTAGATGGAATATCGCTAGATATACTAGGGGAAGTTGAAAAAGTAGTTACTGATAGTAAAAATACGGTAATAACATTAGAAGGTATAGCACCAAAAGTCTCAGAACGTATAGAAGAGGTTAGAAAACTACATAAAAAAGAGAAAAACGGTTATATAAAAAAGAAAATAGAACAAAGATTAGCTATGCTTTCCGGTTCTGTAGGAATTGTAAGAGTTGGTGCGGATTCAAAAGTAGAGTTAAAAGAAAAGAAAGATAGAGTTGAGGACGCGATATACGCTACAAAAGCGGCTTTGAAAGAAGGTATCGTCCCAGGTGGTGGTATAGCACTACTCAATGCTGCTCAAAGCATAAAACAAGAAAATGTTGGAGAAGAAATACTATTAGAATCTATAAAAGCACCTTTTGAAACTATATTAGACAACGCTGGTTTTACACAGGTAGGTCCTAGACCTTCAAAAGGAATAGGTATAGACGTTGTTACAGGAAAAGAAGTCAACATGATCGAAAAGGGAATTATAGATCCAGTTCTTGTAACTAAAACAGCTTTAAAAAACGCAGTGTCCGTTGTTAATACTATTATATCTGCTGATTGTGTAATTTCAAATATTAGAATAGATGAAGGCAGTTAATCACTATATTATAATAGACATGATAAAAAACGAACCTGTTAAAGTAGGTGGACTGATTCTTACAGAAAAAACAGATGAGGACAATAGGTATTTAAAAGCTAAGGTAGTATCAATAGGTAATCTTGTTGAGGGGATAAAAGAAGGTGATACTATACATTATGATAAACATGCTGGACACGGAATCCAGCATAAAGATAAATTTTACGGCGTTATAAAGCAACAAGATGTCGTACTTATAGATTAGACCTAAACCACAAACAATAAACCCAAAACTTAAAACATAAAATTAACCTAATTATTAACAAAAAAAACAAATCAAAATGACTGATCCAATTTTAATTTTTATTGACGCTGCTGATGACGCTGCTGCTTACCCAGCATCAAGAATGTATGGTATGACTGTAGCTGGTGACGGTGCTTTAAAAATGCAATTTGAAAGTTCAATAGGAAGTGGTGGTACTGATGGAGCTTCTAGTGACATTATTACTTTGACTATTACTGCTGATAAAGAACTAGTTGTATTCAAAGCTATTGCTGAGGCTATCGAAGGCGCTAAAAGAAATGCTAAAAACAAAGGGCACATTACAATTTGTGATGATGTAAACTCTGTGTTTGCTCACCCTAACATTTTAAGTTGTACTTTAACTATTGATTCATAATAGTTGAGACTAACCGCGCAAGATCTGCGTGAAATGAATATCCTTAAGTATTACAGGCTCACAAGAAAGTGGGCTTGTAAGACTTACGGATTAACAGATGCAGATTTAGAATTATTAATTTATTTAGATTGTAAAGGAAGATTTACACGACAAGAGTTTATAGATGGTACTTACACTATGAGTTGGGATAAGAACCGTTGGGAAAAACTAAAAAGATTAGGTTGGATAGAAACCTGGAGACACAGAAATAGAACGACAATTAAATACTCTATATTCAAAACTTCGTTCAAATGTTCTCAATTAATAAGTAGAATATATAGAATACTTTTAGGTGAAGAAGATTTACCTACTTCAGAAAGAAGTGTTTTTTACAATAACAAATCATACACAGATAAGGTTTTTAATAAATCAATAAATGATATGATAAAAGATAAAGATAGATAATATGGGTAAATTCAAATTAAAACCACCATTTCCAGGAAAAGGAAAATTTAAGCCACATGCCTACGATCCTTATGGTAATGGGAATGATTTTGAAATTATTAGAAAAAATTTAGAACCTGGTGTAGCTGGTGAAGCAAATAACGATAATACTATATATGTAGATGTTAATATACCAGAAGATAGTATACAAGAAAAAGAAGTTGTTGCTCACGAGGGACAACATATGAAAGATATGAAAGATGGTATACTAGGTTATGGTGATGATTGGATAAAGTGGAGAGGGAAAAAATACAAAAGAGAAAATGGTATGATCTTTTACAACGGAAAATGGTTAGAAGAAGGTTATAAGGATTTTCCTTGGGAGAAGAGAGCTTATAAAGCAGGTGATAACGCTAAACAAGAAAATTAAAAAATAAAAATATGGCAGGAGACAAACATGCAATAAAAAATATGAAGTACTGGAAACAAAAAAATAATATTCCAGGAATAGAAATGTTTGAAAAATCAGGACTAGTAGATGGTAAAGCTGGTTCTTCAGCTTTTCAAATGGAAACACCAAGTCCTAATAAGAATATATTTAAAAACTTTTTACAAGGTAAAGGAGCTTTTAGTATCATTAATCCAGTTGGAGCTGCTATTAACAAAGTAACAGGTGCAATAAGAAATCGCAACAACCCTACTAATCAATCATTATCTCAAGGACAAAACCAAGTGGTACAACCTAACGTTGTAGATGCTATGGGAGCTATGGGAGCTATGGGTGGTATGGGAGGAGGTGTTGGTAATATGGTTCCAACGCAGCCAGATGTTGATCAACAAAATCTTAATGTTGGATCATCAATGGGAAGTGGTTTTCTAATGAAAGGTGATTCTATATCTAATAACTACGGTGTTGGAAATATATTAGAAGGTGAACTTGGACCTTTAGAGCAAGAGATGCCAGAGGAAAACATGGAAGAACAAAACACTGATATAAAAGGGATTGTACCTGGACAGTATCTAGAAAAAACAAAAGATGGTTGGATGATGGTTGAAGAGGCTAGTGGAGAAAAGATAATGTTTACTGATCCTAAAAAAATTATAGAAAACAACCTGTTGGAAGATGGAGAGTTACCTCAAGATTTAGATTTTCAATATAATTCTAAAAATGAGATTGTTGGTATAAACGTTCCAGAAACAGGTGAGTAAAAATAAAAATTAAATTATGAACATATTAGGAAAAATATTTTCAGGTGGGGCTACAGATTTAGTTAAAAGTGTAGGTGGCGTTATAGATAACTTACACACTTCTAAAGAAGAGAAGCTAGAGGCTGAAAACAAAATAAAAGATATGATAATGGGTTACGAAGCTGAAATGCAAAAGCAAGTAACTGAAAGATGGGGCATGGATATGAAGTCCGATTCTTGGTTATCAAAAAATATAAGACCATTAGTTTTAATGTTCTTAGTAATATCTACAGTATTAATGATATTTATCGATGCTGGAGCTATTGCTTTTGAAGTTAAAGATACATGGGTAGACTTATTACAATTAGTATTAATAACAGTGATCGGTGCTTATTTTGGCGGTAGATCACTAGAAAAAGTAAAAAAATAAAACTATGGGAATGAACTCAACAGATACAGCGTATAACTTTGGTATGTTTGGATCTACATTTTTAAAAGGTGACGGTGCTAAATTATTATTAACGGCGTCTACAGCAAAATATCATGTATGTGCTATAACTATGATTACAGATGTTACTTTTCAAGCTTTAGAATCTATTGATGGTGGTGTTAATATGGGTATGGGTGACACTGCTTTTGTAGGAACAGAAACGTTAGCTATAGACAGTCATTGGAACGCAGCTGCAGCAGATACAACAGCTGAAACTAACGAAGATGCTGATCCAATAACAACCGACGATGTGTTTCCAAAAGGTATAACGATATACGGTATGTGGGATAATGTAGAATTAAATTCTGGATCTTGTGTTGTTTATGTAGCTCCAAGACCGGATTATAGAGATAGAGCATAATGTTAGGATTAGGAGCGAGCATTTCCCCAGTAATAACAAATATGCACAATCAAGGGTCTCTTACTCTTGATGGTACCGATCAATATGTTAATATTGATAATCTAGCTAGTAGCTTTAATGGAAATTTGTTTTCATTTTCTGGATGGTTTAAAGTTCCGACAACATCAGCATCACTAACTATGTTTAAGATTATAGTTGGCACGGATACTAATAATCAAATGTTATGTCAATATCATGCTGGTGGTAATGAAATAAGAGCTAATCATAAATTTGGAGGTGCTGCTGACGTTTTAAACCAAGGAAGCAATAGTATAGAAAATGATGGAAATTGGCATCACGTAGTGTTTATATTAGACAAAACCGGAACTGATAAATCCTTTTTATATATAGATAATAGTCTTAAAGAAGAAATATCTGGAACAGGTACTTTATCAGGAAGTTTTAGTAAGATGTCTATAGGCAACAACACTGCTACTGGAGGTTATTATAAAGGCAATATAGATGAATGTGCTTTTTGGACTAGAGCTATAACAACCGCTGAGATTGCTAAAATTTATAATGCCGGATTAGCAGCAGGTGGTGGATATGGTATAGATTTAGTGGGACAAATGGGTACTAACTTAATAGGATATTATAGGTTTGAAGAAAAAACAGGTTCAGTTGCTATAAACACAGCTAATCCAGGTACTGATGGTACTTATGTTAATTCTCCTAGTATAAGCTCCGTAACATCTTAAAAAAAATGAAATACGTAATAATAAATTCTAGTGAAGTAGCAAGTGTAGATTTTTCTAAAGTACTACAAACGTCTGCTAATACATTAAGATATTCTTTAGATAATAGTAAAGCTCTATTAAAATATGATGGTAATCAGCCTGATTTTTTAAATGGGAAAACAGAATACAACTATGAAGACATAATGGAGATATTATGTGGTTCCGAATGGTACGAAGAAGAGAGTTAAAATAATAATTAAATTAAATTAAATAAAATGGCAAAAAGAAAAACACCAAAGGTTAAAAAGCCTTTAAAAATTAATAATGAAGAATTAAATTCACTACAAGGTTTGATAAATAATATCAATAGACAACATTTAGCTGTAGGACAGTTAGAATCACAAAAACATAACACACTACATGCTTTAGCTAAATTAAATGAAGATCTAATGGTTATAAGAGAGTCTTTTAAGTCTAATTATGGTACATATGATATTAATATATCTGACGGAACAATAAATTATAATGAAACTAATTAGAAAAATTACAATAGGTAAAGACTACAAAAATGATGCTATGCATTATTCTGTTGGTCAAGAAGTATATGGAGGACATACTATATGCGATATAATAGAAGAAGAAAATAAATTTTCTATTTATATTAGAAAAGGTAAAGAAGTTTTACCATGGAAAGACTTTAATAAAAACATGGCTATATCAGTAGAGTATAACTTAGAATATTCATAATATGGGTAAATTTAAATTACGTAAACCAAATCCAAAAGGAGAAGATACGATTTCTTTGCATTCTATAGAAGGATACAAAAAAGACTCTCCAGACAAAAATAATGAAATAAACGTTATTCATAGTAGCACTATAACTATGGAAGATGTCCCTCACGATGTGTTAGCTTTAGATATAGAATCGGGTAAGTCTAAAGTAATGAAGAAGGGTAGTGGTATACATAAATTTCCTGGTGATATAATAATTGAAACACGTATATAAGTGAAAGCACCATTTGATTTTGTTGTAGAACCAAAAGGAAATAGATACAATAATACCACTAAAGTTGGTGATAAAGATCTTATATTAAACACGGAAATCTATAATCACGAGTTTGTAAATAGAGAAGCTATTGTTAGATCTATACCCACTGCATTTAAAACAGATATAAAAAAAGGTGATACGGTTATCGTCCATCATAACGTGTTCAGACGTTGGCATGATGTTAAAGGTAGAGAAAAAAATAGTAGGAGTTACTTTAATGAAAATACTTATCTTATAAAAGAAAATCAAATATTCTTATATAAAAGAAATGAAAATTGGAAAGCTCCTAAAGGTTACTGCTTTGTACAACCTATAAAACAGCAAGACCAATTTCATTTAAATTTAGAACAAAAATGTGTTGGTATAGTTAGATACACAGATGGAGAGTTTAAAAAAGAAGAACTTGTTGGTTTTACACCTTTCTCTGAATATGAGTTTGTTATAGACGGTAAACGTTTATATAGAGTTATGAATAAATTTATTACAATTAAATATGAATATCAAGGAAACGAAGAGGCTTATAATCCAAGCTGGGCATAAAGCAGTTGAAGAATTAATCAACGTTGCAAAAGAAAAAATAATAACTAACACAGAAGACGATGTTTCTGCTGACAGATTAAAAAATGCCGCAGCTACTAAAAAACTAGCTATATTTGATGCGTTTGAAATATTGAATAGAGTTCAAGAAGAAGAAAATTTATTAAATAACAAACCTAAAGAAGAAAATCAAAACACAACTTTTAGAGGTTTTGCAGAGGGTAGATCAAAATGAGTTACGAACAAACCTTAGTTAAAATAATAGAGCCAGTTAGAATAAACACTCTTAAAAGATTAAATAAATCTAAAAAGTGGAAATATGGCTATAATGAAGAACATGATATTATAGTTATATCTAAAACAGGTGAAATTGGAACTGTGTTGGAAATTCAAAGTCTTAAAATAGCGTTACCTAAACAACCTAAAGAAATATATAGTAGAAATAAAGATATAGAAAAACAATATTGGGAAAAATTTGAGTATCCAAAAGAGTTAAGTAGATTAAAGAGTATTTTTGATTGGAGATCTTATCCAGAAGAATTAAAGTCGCAGTGGTTTGATTATATTGACGAGGAGTTTAAGAGAAGAGATGAAGGTTTTTGGTTTATGAATAATGGTAATCCAATATATTTAACAGGTACACACTATATGTATTTACAATGGAGTAAGATCGATGTTGGAGCTCCAGATTTTAGAGAAGCAAATAGATTGTTTTTTATATTTTGGGAAGCTTGCAAAGCAGATAAAAGATGTTATGGAATGTGCTACCTTAAAAATCGTAGATCTGGTTTTTCTTTCATGTCGTCTGCAGAAACAGTTAATTTAGCTACATTAGCAAGTGATAGTAGATATGGTATACTATCTAAAACAGGTAATGACGCTAAGAAAATGTTTACAGACAAAGTAGTACCAATTAGCATAAATTATCCGTTCTTCTTTAAACCAATTCAAGATGGTATGGATAGACCTAAGTCTGAGTTAGCTTATAGAGTACCAGCTAGTAAGTTTACAAGAAAAAAAATGACAACTACAGACAACGTAGAAAGTATGGCGGGTTTAGATACAACTATTGATTGGAAAAATACAGGTGACAATAGTTATGATGGAGAGAAACTTAATTTATTAGTACACGATGAAAGTGGTAAATGGGAAAGACCTGATAATATATTAAATAATTGGAGGGTTACAAAAACGTGTTTAAGATTAGGTAGTAGAATAGTTGGTAAATGTATGATGGGTTCAACATCAAACGCTTTAGACAAAGGAGGTGGTAATTTCAAAAAATTATATAATAATTCAGATGTAACTCAAAGAAACAAGAATGGACAAACAAAATCTGGTTTATACTCTTTGTTTATTCCAATGGAGTGGAATTACGAGGGATTTATAGATGTTTATGGAAATCCAGTTTTTGACACACCAGAGCAAGAAGCTATAGATCCGCACGGAGAGCCAATATATCATGGAATTATAGAACATTGGGACAATGAAGCTGAAGGATTAAAAGACGATCAAGATGCTTTAAATGAATTTTATAGACAATTTCCAAGAACAGAAGAACATGCTTTTAGAGATGAAACTAGAAATAGTATATTTAACTTAGTTAGAATATATGATCAAATAGATTACAACGAAGGTATAGGTAAATCTTCAGTTATATCAACGGGTAATTTTCAGTGGGCTAACGGTGTTAAAGATACTCAAGTTATATTTTACCCAGACCAAAAAGGAAGATTTAAAATTAGTTGGGTTCCACCAAATCATATACAAAACAGAATTGTTATAAAAAATGGTATTAGATATCCGGGTAACGAACACATGGGAGCTTTTGGTTGTGATAGTTACGATATATCTGGAACTGTAGACGGTAGAGGTTCAAATGGTTCTTTACATGGCTTAACTAAGTTTAGTATGGAAGAAGCTCCACCTAGTCAATTTTTCTTAGAATATATAGCTAGACCTCAAACAGCTGAAATATTTTTTGAAGACGTTTTAATGGCTTTAGTTTTTTATGGTATGCCTATGCTTGCAGAAAATAATAAACCTAGGTTATTATATTATTTAAGAAGAAGAGGTTATAGAGGATATTCTATGAATAGACCAGATAAAATTTGGAATAAACTATCTGTAACAGAAAAAGAAATAGGTGGTATACCTAATTCAAGTGAAGATATAAAACAAGCTCACGCCGCAGCTATAGAAATGTATATACAACAATACGTAGGAGATATAGGTAATGGAAATTATGGTAACATGTATTTTAATAGTACATTAAATGATTGGGCTAAGTTTGATATAACTAAAAGAACTAAATTTGATGCTTCTATTAGTTCAGGATTAGCAATAATGGCTTGTAATAGACATTTGTATGTGCCAAATGCAAAAATAGAAAAACAATCCATAAGTTTAAACGTAGGACGTTATCAAAACAAAGGTAACATATCAAGATTAATTAAAGAATAATATGAGAAGAAATACAAACTTCCCAAGTCAAATAGTTAGTGATAAGGAAAAACTTAGTAAAGAGTACGGTTTAAAAGTAGCTCAAGCTATAGAGAATGAGTGGTTTAACGACTCTGGATATAGTAATAATAGATATAATAGTAGATATTTAACAGATACTAATAACTTCCATAGATTACGTTTGTATGCTAGAGGAGAACAATCAATACAAAAATATAAAGATGAATTATCTATTAATGGTGATTTATCTTATCTAAATTTAGATTGGAAACCAGTACCTATTATACCTAAGTTTGTAGATATAGTTGTTAATGGTATGACAGAAAGACTTTTTAATGTAAAAGCTTATTCACAAGATCCTTTTGGAGTAGAAAAAAGAACACAATACATGGAGTCTATAATGAGAGATATGGAAGCGAGAGAGTTTAATGACATGGCTCAAAATTTGATGAATATGGATCTTTATGAAAACGATAAAGAAACTTTACCAGAAAATGAGGACGAACTAGCATTACACATGCAACTAACTTATAAGCAAGCGGTAGAAATAGCAGAAGAACAAGCTATTGAAGTTTTATTGCAGGGTAATAATTATGATCTTATAAAGAAAAGATTATATTATGATCTAACAGTTTTAGGTATTGCCGCTGTAAAAACGTGTTTTAACACTTCTGAAGGTGTTACTGTAGATTACGTTGATCCATCTAACTTAATATATTCTTATACAGAATCTCCTTATTTTGATGATATATATTATGTTGGTGAAGTAAAGGAAATTCCAATAAACGAACTTGTAAAGCAATTTCCTAATTTAACAGAAAAAGACTTAGAAGATATAGAGAAAAATAATTATAAAGGAAGAACTAGAGCTGGAAGACAAAAACCTTATGATCAAGATAAAAATAAAGTAACCGTTCTTTATTTTAATTATAAAACTTATATGAACGAGGTTTATAAAATGAAAGAAACTGGAACTGGAGGAACAAGAGCTATAGAAAAAGATGATATGTTTAATCCAGAAGATAATGAAAATTTTACTAAAGAATCTAGAAAAATAGAATGTTTATATGAAGGTGCTATACTATTGGGTACTGATAAGTTGTTAAAATGGCAAAAAGCTAGAAACATGATACGTCCTAAGAGTGATTTTACTAAAGTAAAAATGAATTATTCTATAGTTGCTCCTAGAATGTATAATGGAAGAATAGAATCTTTAGTTAGTAGAATAACTGGTTTTGCGGATATGATTCAACTTACGCATTTAAAACTACAACAAGTAATGTCTAGAATGGTTCCAGATGGTATTTATTTAGATGCTGATGGACTTGCGGAAATAGATTTAGGTAATGGAACAAATTATAATCCACAAGAAGCTTTAAATATGTTTTTTCAAACTGGTAGTATTATTGGTAGAAGTTTTACAGCTGATGGTGATCAAAATCCAGGTAAAATACCTATACAAGAAATACCTACTGGTGGAGGTCAAAAAATGCAAAGTTTAATTGGAACATATAATTATTATTTGCAAATGATTAGAGATACTACAGGATTAAATGAAGCTAGAGATGGTAGTATGCCAGACGAAAGATCTTTAGTTGGGGTACAGAAAATGGCAGCAGCTAATTCTAACACAGCAACAAGACATATATTAAACGCTGGATTATTTGTCACGGCAGAAGTATGTGAAGCGTTATCTTTAAGAATATCTGATATTATAGAATACTCACCAACAAAAGACGCTTTTATACAAGCTATAGGAGCTCATAACGTTGCTACCCTTGAGGAAATGTCACAATTACATTTATATGATTTTGGTATATTCTTAGATTTAGAACCAGATGAAGAACAACAACAATTATTAGAAAACAATATACAAGTAGCATTGTCACAACAAACTATAGATCTAGAAGATGCAATAGATGTTAGAGAAATTAGAAATGTTAAATTAGCTAATCAATTGTTGAAATTAAGAAGAAAGAAAAAACAACAAAGAGATCAACAGATAGCGCAAGAGAACATGAAGGCTCAAGCAGACGCAAACGCTCAACAACAACAAGCGGCTGCAGCTGCAGAAGCTCAAAAGCAACAAGCTTTAGTTCAGTCACAAATACAGATAGAACAAGCAAAAGGACAAGTTAAAAATCAAACGCTTCAATTAGAAGCCGAAGTTAAAAAGTCTTTAATGGATCACGAGTTTGAATTAAATATGAAGTTAAAAAAGATGGATGTTCAGGCTAATAAAGAAAAAGATAATTTAAAAGAAAATAGATCAGATAGAAGACAATCTTTAGGAGCTAAACAGCAGGAAAGATTAATCAACAAAAGAGAAAAGCAAAAAACAAAACCATTTGAATCCGCAGGTAACGATGTTATAGGTGGAGGAATGAGATTAGGCGCATTTGAACCTAAGTAACAAACAATTTTATTAATTATATAATATTTTATTATGGAAGAAAAAAAAGAAGAACCTATTGTAGATGATGCAGTAGAAAAATTAAAAATTAAAAAACCTAAAAAGAAAAAATTTAAAGAAACTTCAGAACCTGTGAAAGTTGATTTAAAAGAACTTAAAGAAAAAGCTGAAGAAATAATTAAGGTAGATTTATCTAAATCAGCTGAAGAAATTAAAGTTCCAGAAAAACCAGTAGAAGAAATTAAAGAAGAGGTAGTTGAGGTAGAAAAAGACAAAGAAGAAGAAACACCTATTGTAGAAGAAATTACTAGTGAAGAAATTGTAGAAGAAAAAGTAGAAGAAAAAATAGAACCTACACCTATTCAACAAGAAATCAAGCAACCTGAAAAAATTAATTTACCAGAGAATGTAGAAAAGCTTGTTAACTTTATGAAAGAAACTGGTGGTGATATAAATGACTACGTTAGATTAAATAGAGATTACGGAAAAATGGACAACCATACTCTATTAAAAGAATATTACAAAACAACTAAACCTCACTTATCTTCAGAAGAAGTAGATTTTTTAATGGAAGATCAATTTTCTTATGATGAAGATACTAGTGACGAAAAAGAAATAAAAAGAAAAAAATTAGCGTTAAAAGAGCAAGTTGCCAACGCTAAAACTCAATTGGAAGAGTTAAAATCCAAACACTATCAAGATATTAAACTAGGAAGTAAGTTGACAAAAGAGCAGCAGAAAGCAGTTGAATTTTTTGATAGGTATACAAAAGAGTCGGAAGATTATGAAAAATCGCAAGAACAAGCTAAATCAGCATTTTTAAATAAAACTGATAATGTTTTTAATAATAAATTCAAAGGTTTTGAATACAATGTTGGAGACAAAAGGTTTAGATTTAACGTAAAGAATATTGATAAAGTAAAAAATGAACAAAGTGATATTAGTAATTTTGTCAAAAAGTTTTTGAACAAAGATAATGTTATGGAGGACGCTAGTGGATACCACAAGGCTTTATACACAGCGATGAACTCTGATGCTATTGCAAAACACTTTTATGAACAAGGTAAAGCTGATGCTTTAAAAGATAGCATAGCTAAATCTAAAAACATTGATATGAATCCACGTCAACAACATAGTGGTGAGATCAATGTAGGTGGTACTAAGTTTAGAGTGTTGGGTGATAACACTTCTGATTATAAATTCAAAATTAAAAGGAAAAAATAACAATTAAAAATTAAAAATTATGGCAATTACAGCAGGAACGTTGTTGAACAAGGTGCCTTCACCACAACAACAAACACTCTCAAGCAACTATATTGACTTCGCAGGAGGTTCAACAGGTTGGGAGCAACAATATTTACCAGATCTAATGGAGAAAGAAGCTGAAGTTTTCGGACCGAGAACTATTTCAGGTTTCTTATCACAAGTTGGAGCTGAAGAATCTATGACATCTGATCAAGTAGTTTGGTCTGAGCAGTCAAGATTACACTTATCATACGTTGGAACAGTAGACGCTGACGGTGATACAAATGGTACGTTTACAGTTACTCACGATATCGATGGTAGTGGTGATGGTGAAAATGGTTTCGCTGTTGCATCTCATGGTATTAGAACTAACGACATAGTATTAATCGCACAAGCTGGTGTTGTAGTTAAAGCACTAGTTGTTGAAACTCCAGCTACGGCTGTTGTTACAGTTGAGCCTTATGCTACAGCTGCTTTATCAACTTTATCTGATGGTACAGCTACATTATTGGTTGTAGGTTCTGAGTACGGTAAAGGACAAAAATACAGTGACATTACTGGTGCTAATGCTGCTGACAAAAGAACAGCACTAACACCAACTTTCAAATCTTACAGCAACAAACCAATCATTATGAAAGATTACTACGAGATCTCTGGATCTGATGCTTCTCAAATTGGTTGGGTTGAAGTTTCTGGTGAAGAAGGTCAAAATGGTTACTTATGGTACTTGAAAGCTGAAGGTGATACAAGAGCTAGATTTACTGATTACTTAGAGATGAGTATGTTAGAAGCTGAGAAAACAGCTACTGCATCTATCATTGGTTTTGGCGCGGATGGTCAAATTAGAGGCGCTGCTGACGCAGGTGCTAATGGTGCTGGTACTGAAGGTTTATTCGCGGCTATTGAATCAAGAGGTAATGTTACTTCTGGTATTACTGGAGTTAACGCTGCTACTGATTTAGCTGAGTTTGACGCTATATTAGCTGAGTTTGATAAACAAGGTGCTATTGAAGAAAACATGATGTTTGTAAATAGAGCTACTTCTCTAGCTATAGACGATATGTTAGCTTCTATGAATTCTTACGGAGCTGGTGGTACTTCTTACGGAGTATTTGACAACGAAGAAGATATGGCACTTAATTTAGGTTTCTCTGGTTTCAGACGTGGATCTTATGATTTCTACAAGTCTGACTTTAGATACTTAAATGACAAAGCTACTAGAGGTGGTATTAATGACAGAGCGGGTAGTGCAGCTATCAGAGGGGTTATTGTTCCAGCTGGAGTATCTACTGTTTATGATCAATCTTTAGGTAAAAACCTTAAGAGACCATTCTTACATGTTCGTTACAGAGCATCGCAAACTGATAATAGAAAAATGAAAACTTGGATTACTGGTTCTGTAGGAGCTACGACTTCTGCTTTAGACGCAATGCAAGTACATTATTTATCTGAGAGATGTTTAGTTACACAAGGTGCTAACAACTTTATGTTAATGAAGTAAGCATTTATATATTAAAGAGGAGGGCGGCATACATGTAAACGTTCTCCGTCCTTCTCTTTATTTTTATTAATTTTATTATATATTATATTATGGCAAAGAAAAAAGAAACAAAAAAAGAAAAGGTAGAAGTACCTGTTGTTGAAACACTTGTTGTTGAAGCACCAAAACCTAAAAAAGACACTTGGGAAATAAAAGATAGAATGTATTATTTAAAAGGTGGTAAAAAACCGTTGTCTCGAAGTATAAAGTCTGCAAACTTATACTGGTTTGATAAAGAACAAGGTTATGAAAGAGAAATAAAGTACTGCGAAAATCAAACAACACCATTTGTTGATGAAATGAAAGGTGATCAAAGACTTTCTCATATAATTTTTAGAACAGGAAGTTTATACGTTCCAAAAGAAAAGAGTATATTACAAAAATTTCTTTCACTATATCATCCAGATAGAGATGTTATTTTTTATGAAGATAAACCAGTAGCAAGAGCAGAGAATCATTTAGATTGGTTAGAATTTGAAATCGCAGCAATGAATGCGGCAAACAATCTAGAAATTGACATGATGGAAGCTATTATGCGTGTTGAGATTGGTTCTGAAGTGTCTAAGATGAGTTCTAAGGAACTTAAAAGAGATTTACTATTGTTCGCTAAGAAAAGTCCAAAGCTATTCTTAGAGTTAGTGACAGATGAAAATATAGGATTAAGAAATACTGCTATTAAAGCATGTGAGTCCCATATTATAGAGTTGTCACAAGATCAAAGAACATTTATGTGGAAAAGTACTGGAAGAAAATTAATGACAGTACCATTTGATGAAAATCCTTATTCAGCTTTAGCCGCTTGGTTTAAAACTGACGAAGGTGTTGAGGTTTATTCTCAAGTTGAAAAAAGATTAAAATAATAATCACTTTGTAGATGCAGTCGCTCTACGGAGCGATTGTAACTACGAAATAAAAAAAATATAATGGCAATAAGTATAGATACAGTATATCAAAGAGTTTTAGCGATCGCTAATAAAGAACAAAGAGGATATATAACTCCTCAAGAATTTAACCTAATGGCCAACCAAGCTCAATTATCTATATTTGAATCCTACTTTTATGATAAGAATCAAAGAGAAAGATTAGAGCCAATAAAAAAATCAGATACTGATGAAACTAACTTAACGGTTTTAATAGATACTAAATTATCACCATTTAAAGAAAGTTTACCAGTAACTAGTGGCCATACATTTCCAACAACAGTAACGGTAAGTAGCATAGCGTATGAAGTTTTTCAATACGGTAGAATATTTTATAACGACCATGTTTGTCGTAATGTTTCTATAAATGAAGCTGAAAGAATAAAAAGATCTACTAGACATATATTAGACTCTGACCCTATTTGGACAGACAATAGAGTTACAGGTAGAGATATAGTTGTTTATGCTGGTTCTTCTACAGAAAAAACTTCAAACGTAACGGTAGAATGTTTTAGAGTTCCTAAAACAGTAGAATGGGCATATGTTATTGTTAATGATAAAGCATTATATAATAGTAATTTAGCTATAGATTTTGAATTACATAAATCAGAAGAAGATTCTATAGTTTTTAAAATATTAGAATTATCTGGAATTATATTAAATAAACCAGGTCTAGTGCAAATAGCAGCACAACAAGAAGCGAAAGAAACACAAACTCAAAAACAGTAAATAAATGGGATTAACATACGTAAACACAAGCACATATTATGATTCTTCGGGTGACCATGGTTCATATCAGTTTTTAAGTTTATTAGATATTATAAACTCTTTTAAGGCTACTTATGTAGGTAAAGGAAAAATATGTGAGAATGTTACAGATTCAGATATAACATTTTTCGCTACAAGAGGAATGCAAGAATTAAGTTATGATACTTTGAGATCAGAAAAAGATTGGGAGGTTGTAGTACCAACACAGTTAATAGTTGTAATGCCACATGATTATGTTAATTATGTTAAATTATCGTGGAGCGATTCTTCTGGTATAGAGCATGTGTTATATCCTACTAGGTTCACGTCTAATCCAGCTGATGAAAGTAATACTATAGATACTTGGGGAGGTTTTGATGCTACTACAAGTGTTGATGAAAGTTCTACTACTTGGGAAAACTATAAAGCAGGAACCCCAAGTGAACAAAACGACGATTATGAAGATGATACGTACTGGCCTAATAAGGGTGGTAGATATGGAATAAGTCCAGAAAACGCTCAAGTTAATGGATCTTTTTATATAGATGAATCTGCTGGTAAATTTCATTTTAGTTCTAATTTAGCGGGTAAAACGTTGGTATTAAGATATATAAGTGATGGTATGGTTTCTACTGGTGGTAGTTTAGATTTAAATAATACTAAAGTACATAAGTTTGCTGAAGAAGCTATATATAAATACATGGCGTATGGTTTATTAAGTGCTAGAACAGATACCAACCCAAATACATTAATGCTACTTAAAAAAGAAAGATTTGCGGAACAAAGAAAAGCAAAGATAAGATTATCAAATATTAAAATAGAAGAACTTACTCAAATTATGAGAGGTAAGTCTAAATGGATAAAACACTAGAGCATGCCGGAAATAAAGAGAACCTTCTCTGGTAGTAAAATGAATAAGGACATAGACGAAAGACTAGTCCCGAAACAAGAATACAGAGATGCTAATAATATTGAAATAAATACATCTGAAAATGACGATGTAGGTACCGTACAAACTTTAATGGGTAACACCGTGTTAACTAGTAAATTTCCTGCGGGAAGTTACTGTGTAGGTTCTATAGCTTCTAAAAAAACAGACAAAATATACTGGTTAGTTGCTGGAGAAAAATCAACAACTAATAATGTTACTACTTATAAAGATTACGTTGCTGAATATGATATACAAAATGCTACTTTTAAATATGTTGTAGTTGATATATATAAAGTAGTAATAACAACAGGTACAATTCAAGGTACCTCTAGCAATAAGTTTTTATACTGTCCTCAAGTTAGTAGCAAAACGTTTAATAATACAGGTATAAGATTAGATATGGAGGTTCAAGCTCCTAATGCTTTAGCTACTAGTAATATATATGTAACTGATATTGTTTTTGATACTGATAAATGGAAAATTTACACATCTGAAGGTTTTACAACAGCATCAACTGATACCGTGACTTTTACAGCTGATAGAGTTCTTAATTTTCAATTAGACAAAGGTACAGGTGAACCAAGGATGATTACAGGTTTAAATGTTTTAGATGGTATGTTGTTTTGGACAGATAATCATTCTGAACCTAAAAAGATAAATATAGAAAGATGTATACTTGGTACTGGTGGTGAACAATATCTAGTTGGTGGTAGTAATGCTGGTTATAGTTCAACTACAACAACTAATACATCTGACACTTTCACTGGTGACACTGATAATTTTCATACAAGGTTAGTTTCAACTAACGACGGTGTCGATCTTCATGTAATAACTACTTTTGATAAAAAGAGAGCTGCTTGGCTAGAAGAAGAACATATTACGGTTCTTAAAAAAGCTCCTTTAACACCTCCTTATTTAGAAATGTCTAGCACTGATCCCGATAGAAACTCAAATAATGTATATTCTGAATTGTTAAACTTTTCCTTTGCTACAACTTCTGGAGGTGTAACAAGTTTATTAACACCAAGTGAAGACGTGTATAGCGCTTCTACAACACCTGGTGGTTTAACTTTTAATACAGATGTTGAGTTTAAAGTTGGAGATGTTTTAATATTAACAAATGATTCTACGGCTGATCCAGTAACTTTTACTGAACATGAAATAAGAATACGTATAGAAGGTGTACCTTCAGGAACAATGCCTTTAGCTGGTGTTTACAATTGGTCTCTTTTAGCTATTAGCAATACTTTAGGTACTGGATTACAAGATTGGACTGTTAGACTAGAACAAAAACCCCCTTTATTTGAATTTAAATTTCCTAGATTTGCCTATAGATATAAATATAAAGATGGTGAATATTCTGTATTTTCTCCGTTTTCAGAAGTAGCATTTTTACCTGGTGATTTTAATTATGCTCCAAAACAAGGTTATAATCTTGGAATGGTAAATAATTTAAGAAGTTTAAAAATAACGGATTTTATAGTTGAAGACTCTTCTAAAGGTAAAGACGTTACAGAAGTTGACATACTATTCAAGAATGAAGATTCTCCAAATATATATACTGTAAAAACTATAAAAAAATCAGATGACGCTTGGCCATCAACCGCTAAAGGTCGTGGAAGTTATACTATAGAGTCAGAGTTGATTCATGCTGCTTTACCAGAAAATCAATTATTGAGATCGTGGGATAACGTACCTAGAAAAGCATTAGCTCAAGAAATAACAGCTAATAGACTTGTATACGGTAATTATTTACAAAATTATAATTTAATAGACGATAGTAATGCTGAGGTTATTCCTAAAATAGAAGTTAGTTTAGAAAGTACTTTAGGTAGTTTAGCTAAATTTAACGCTGGCGTTTCAGGAGCAGTAGATTCACCAGCTACACCTAGTAAATCTGTAAAATCTTTACGAACATACCAAGTAGGTGTTGTATATAGAGATTACTTAGGTAGAGAAACACCTGTTCTAGCTGGTGAAGTTGGAGATAGTACTGTAACGGTAGATAAAGATCAAAGTGTTGCGTTTAATAAACTAAAAGCTAAAGTAATATCAAAACCACCTAGTTGGGCTCATTCTTGGAAGTTTTTTGTAAAAGAAACATCTAATGAATATTATAACTTAGCAATGGATCGTTGGTACAATGCTGAAGATGGTAATGTTTGGCTATCGTTTCCGTCGGCTGAAAGAAATAAGATACAAGAAGATACTTTTTTAATACTTAAAAAACTACATAATAATAACAAAGCTGTAATAGACAATGCTAAGTACAAGGTTATAGCTATTGAAAATGAAGCGCCAACTTTTATAAAAACAAACACAAAAGTTATTGGTAAACTAGAAAGTGCTACTAATTGGGTTACTTCTACTACAGCTGGTTTTCCATTTATAGGTTACGATAGTTTTGTGGTTCAAGGAGCAACAAATTTTTATGAAGCTTTTGGAACAGCTTCCGGTACTGGTGGTTTAAACAATAATATACTAAATGCTTTGCATAGTGGTTATTTATATGTGAGATTCAAAAGTTCTACAGTTGTAGGTTCTTATTATAATATAGCTAGTATAAAAGAAACTTCTACAGGTAATATTGAAATTTGGATAGACGGTATATTTAAAGAAGACATGAAGTTTTTAGCTCCACTTCAAACAACCGGAAGTATAATTAGTAATTTAGATCTTGAACTTGCTACTAAAATTCCAGAAAACAAACCTGAATTTGATGGTAAGTTTTTTGTAAAAATATATAAAGATTTAGTATTGAAACAAAAAGTTCTTTCTAAGACAGCTAGTAGTCAAATGAAGGTTGTTACAGCTATGAGTCCTTATTATGTTAATTATAATAACGTTGTAGAGCAAAACAGTTCTCAAAACAGTAGTTTAATTAAAGACTTAAAGTTAGATGGATCAAAAAACACTTGGTGGATATATCCTCCTGGAAGTAGTACTGATGCTGCTGTAGGAGCTTTTTCAGATGGAACCGTTATTTCTGCAACTTCAAACAAAGCTTATAGAAGAGCTGTTAGAGCATGGTGGAAAGCTTTTGGAGCAAATTGGTTTATAGACAGTGCTATAACAGCAAACGAAGAAGTAGATACCACACCTGGAACTGGGCTTGGTACTTATGGTGCTACTAATGCTGGTCATTTAGGTAGTGGTGATCAAACGGATAATAGTTTTATAAACTCTGGCCAACATGGTGTGTATAATAATGGTAAAAATATAGTATTATCTTGGTCAGGATTATATCTACCAGGACAAACTATAGGTGGTGACGAATTTAATCACGCACCAGGTTCGTTTGGTACTGGTGGAACAGAGCAGTATAATCTTGGTAGTGCAGATTGTCATCCAGATCAAGAAGAGATAGTTAACCAATTATCTATTGGTACTCAATTTAGATTTGCAGCCGATCCAGATCAATGGGTGTATACTATAAAAGCTGTGAGTAGAATAGAAAATTTACATAATTATGATACAAATGATCAATTAGGTGATAAATTTCATTGGGCAGCTAACAAACGTTTAAGATATGATCTTACTGTAGAAAACGAAAACGGTAATGGTATAGGTATTGATGGGGTTGGATACAACCCTATAGTAGCAGATGTATCTGGTAATTCAGCTTGGACCGTAGCGGATAGTGATACTAATATTACTATAGAATTTGTAGAGCCATTTAGTGAAGACGATGTTCAGTTTACTAGTGATAATCCGGCTATATGGGAGACAGAACCAAAAGAAGATGTAGGTTTAGATATATATTATGAAGCAACACAAGCTTATCCTATAGATTTAAATTTTAAAACTAACGAGCAGTTTGTTAAATATGATTCTATAGCAAATAATGAATCTACGGTAGGTACTACAAATGCTTGGTCAGGAACGATAAAAGTTACTAGTTGGAGTGATCAAACTGTAACGTTAGATACTGCTCAAAGTGCTACCGCGGGAGATGTAATATCTTTTACAGCTCCAGATGGAGGTGTGACTAGATTAGTGGTAGAAACTACTGTTTCTAGTTCTTCTACTATAGATTTTGAAAATACACCTCACGAACAAACTGTTACATTACCATTTGCAAATTGTTATTCTTTTCAAAATGGTGTAGAATCAAATAGAATAAGAGATGATTATAATGCCGTGTTTATTAGAAACGGTGTTAAAGCCTCTACTACTTTAGCAGAGCCTTATGAGGAAGAAAGAAGAGGTAGTGGTTTAATACACTCAGGAGTATACAACTCTACAAGTGGTTTAAACGAATTAAATCAATTTGTACAAGCAGAACCTATAACTAAAGATATAAATCCTCGATATGGTAAGATACAAAAGTTATTTAGTAGAAATACTGATTTAGTTACTATATGTGAAGATAAAACTTTTAAAATATTATCAGATAAAGATGCTTTGTATAATGCTGATGGAAGCACACAGTTATTAGCTAAAAAAGGAGTGTTAGGACAAACAACTGCTTATGCTGGAGATTATGGAACTCAAAATCCAGAGTCATTTGCTGCTGATAATTATAGATCTTACTTTGCTGACAAAGCTAGAGGATCTGTTTTAAGATTATCTATGGATGGTTTAACACCTATATCATCAGCTGGAATGCATGATTGGTTTTCTGATAATTTAAAAATAAATACTACTTCAACAAAGAAAAACTCTGTACCTTTAGCTTTAGGTACTTTTGATTCTAAAAAATCATTATATAATTTAACTATAAAGCAAAAAAGCGAAGCTATAAAAGGTGTTAGTTACGAATCTCCAGCCGATACGTTTTATACGATTAGTTATAGTGAGTCTTCAAAAGGTTGGGTTAGTTTCAAATCCTTTGTACCAGAAAGTGGTTTAAGTATAAACAATGACTATTTCACATTTAAAGATGGTGAGTTGTATAAAGAGCATGATAACTCAACTAGAAATAATTTTTACGGAGTGCAGTACACTTCAGATATAACAACAATACTAAATGATAATCCAGGCTCTGTTAAAAGTTTTAACGCTATAAATTATGAAGGTAGCCAAGCTGCTATTAGTAGAAGCATAGCCACAGGTAACACAACAGACGCTGCGGGTAACAACGTTAGTCAAGCTGATGGTTTGTACTATAATATGAAAGATAAAGACGGTTGGTCCGTAGAGTCTTTAACTACAAACAAACAAAGTGGAAGTATAGATGAGTTTATAGAAAAAGAAGGTAAGTGGTTTAATCATATTAAAGGAGCAGCAACTACGTTTACTACATCGGCTTTAGAAAATAATACATTAGCTATGGATAGTACTAGTCACAACTTAGATCAACATGAGTTTTCTTTACAAGGTCTTGGTATAGCAAGTAATGTTTCTACAGATAGTCTTGGTAATCAAAAATATACATTTACAGTTGAAAACCATGCTACTGGATCAGATGGTAGCACTTGGGATTCAACACCAGATTAAAAAATATATAGTATGGCAAATTGGACAGTAAACACAGCAACAACAAATCACGCTTCAGGAGATTCTATATCAGCTACTGGAGGTAGTGCTATAACAAAAGTATTAACTATAACACCAAACACTGGTTTTGTTATTAGTGCTAGTAACTTTAAGATTGGAGGTGGTAGCACAAGTGGAGGTAACGTTTGGACCGGTGGGAATGTTGATTCTGGGGTTTCATCTGTAACTTTTGCAGACACAGGTACGGCTGGGGCAATTGGCAATACCGTAACCGCAACAGTTGTGTATAGCAATTTTACAATGCCATCTAGTAATAAGGTTTTAAGAATAGATATAGATGAAATTGATAGTACAACAGCTATAGATAGATATTTATGCGTTAGATCTCAACACGTTGCTCAAACTAATGAAGACTCTGTAAACAAACACACGGTTACTACTACTAGTGAATCAGGAATAACTCAAACAGATAATTCTTCTGGAATAACAAATGGTATATATGAATACTTACATAGCGGGACAGTTACAGAAGGACCGTCTTTTCCAGGACATTTAATATTTACTAAAGTGTTTGCTGCTAATACTACTTATGGTTATTATTATGATTCTATACCAACGTTTGTTTTTAATAATTCAAGTTATGCTCCGTACTTTGAGATAATTTCTAGTAGCGAAACTTATGATAGCGATAATAATTTAACAGGTGTTACGTTTAAATGTTATTACACACCGCCTGTAGGAATTATAGGTTTAGATCCTGATCCAGCATCAACCGCTTCTGGAATGTGTGAGTTAGGACAACAAATAAACTTTAACCATAATATAAGACAAATAAAAAACGGAGCACCAGGAGAAAGTAAAGAAATTACGTCTGTACAGACATTAGATACAAATCTATCTGTAGATGGAGAAACAAGAACTATAAGAGTAGTTGGAGATGTTGGTGCTGAGTACAACTTAAATGTTGCTATAACTGATAATGGTCATACTTATGATTTTACCTCTAATACATTTACCGCTGGGTCAACAACTTCATCCGATACAACTATACCTTCTGTAGGTTATAATGATTTTTCAATAGTGTATCCTTCTACTAGTAGCAATGATACTTATGATATAACTATAAGTGCGTTGCCTAACACAACAACAGCTTCTAACGTACCAACTTCAGCTAACGATCTTAGATTGTTTCAATATATAAACGTTGTAATAACTTTAGGATTAGATGATACTTCTAGCAAGTATAATGATGCGGCTTTTCCTACCGCTATAACTTTAACCGGTGTAGCTGGACAAGATTTAGATAAGCCATTAACAAAAGATTTTTCTTATACAGTAACAGCGGCTTCACTTAACGCTGGAGACAGCGCTATAGATCCACATAGTTCTCCTCTCTTTGAACTAACCTCAGATACATCTATAGTAGTAAAAACTGATGGTAGTCCTAGTAGTGCTCAATTTGATATAGATTCTACTTCTGGTTTAACAGCTGGAGATTCTATAAATTGGACTGTAGAAAAATTCCCTTTGTTTGATTCAGAATCAACTGCTGAAATAACCGTAGCAGATGATATTGCTACAGACGGTGGTGGTACACCTAGTTCTAATAATTTAACTGTAGGAATGGTAGCTACAGCGAGCAACATAAGAAGCAACGTTACTATATTAAGTGTAGAAGATGGAGTGGTATCACTTTCAGACTCTATACAAACAGATACGAATACCCCAATATTGTTTACAGCAAGTGGAATAACAATAAGCAGTGTTGATGATGCTAATACTATAACAGCATCTCAAAGTCTGTCTTTATTAACGGATGACTTTAGTTTAACATTTGGTGGTACAACAGCTGAATCAAACATTTATATAACAAGTGGAGTAGTTACAGATGCTCATCCTAACGTAACTTTAACAGGAACATTAAACGTAACCAGTTTTGGTGTTGCTAATTCAAATCCTAAATTAGATATAGAAAAATTAATAACAAGATCATAATATGGCATCAATAGCTTTGACATTCCCAAAATTAAATGCGTCTCTTCAAGTAGGAGATGTACTTTACTATGTACTTACTAATACTTCTAATACTGGTGGTTATTATGACCATGATGATGCTGCTAATTCCCCTACGTCTTTTAGATCGTCTTATACTGGTTCTGGAACTACTGAAAACGATTTAATATTAATAGGTACAGTTACAGCTATAAATAAAGCTACAAATGTTGTTACCGTTGGTAGTAGTAACTTAACGTCTAATCAAGCTCCAAATACATCAACACATTTTATATTTTTTACTAAAGATAATAAGGTTAATAAATCCACATTATTAGGTTATTATGCTTCAGTTAAATTAAAAAATGATTCTACAACAGAATCAGAGCTGTTTAGTATAGGTTGCGATTTCTTTGAAAGTAGTAAATAATTGCTAAAAAGTGTAACTATATACAATATAATAAATTTAATTAAATGGAAAAAGAAATAACTCTTAGTAAAAGAGAACAAATACAATCTTTACAAGACTTATTGATTAGCAATGCAGATGGTAAAAATATAGAAGGAAACGGAAAAGAAGTAATACACAGTGATAATTTCCCTTTGAAACACACTTTTGCAGATGGTATTTATATAAGACAGATGGATATGAAAGCTGGTTCTATAGTTGTCGGAGCGATACATAATCATTTACATGTGTGGTTTTTATTAACTGGTCATTTAGCAGTAGCAACTGAAGATACTATAGAAGAATTTATAGCACCTTGTTATGTGTTGTCAGAACCTGGTAACAAAAGAGTTATACACGCTATAGAAGATTCTATATTTGTGAACATACATAAAAATCCTAAAAACATAAAGGATATAAAAAAATTAGAAGAAGAGATAGTCTCTTTAACATTTAAAGATTATGAAGAATATATTAATAAAAATAAATAAATTATGAGTTTTTTAGTAGCAGGAGCGACTGTTGCAGGTGTTGTTACAGTTGGAACAGGTATAGCTGGAGCCATTAGTGGTGCTAGTCAAAAAAGAAAAGCTAAAAAGGCTAATGAGAAAGCTAGAGCTCAAATGGAAATAGATAAAGAAAGGTACATGAATCTTGACACTAGTAATCCATACTTAAACATGGAGAACACTATGGAAGATTTAACCGTAAATACACAAGCAGCTGATTTTGCAGCTGAACAAAGTCAAGTTGGTATGGCTAATACTTTAAACAATATGAAGCAAGCGGCTGGTGGTTCTGGAATAGCTGCTTTAGCTCAAGCTTTAGCCAATCAAGGTCAAATAGCAGCACAAAAAGCTTCTGTATCTATAGCTGATCAAGAAATGAGAAACCAACAAGCAGAAAGAAGAGAAGCTTCTAGTATACAAAATTTAGAAAGAGAAGGAGAAGTTCAGTCAAGAAACATGAAACAAGGTTTAGCCTCTACAGCTTTAGGACTATCAGCAGCTGATGTAAAACAAACAGCTAGCGATATAAATAAAGCTAATGATCAAATGTGGGGTAGTATAAAAGATATTGGTACTGGTGTTGGAGATATTTTTGGAGGTATAGGATAAAAATAATAAAATCATGAATAAAAAGTCACCGTTAAAACAAGTCAACTATCAAGATAGTTCTGTAGTAAAAAACTACGAAGATGCAATAGCCGCTCAAGGTAACATAAAAAGTAATTGGGACTATGTAAGCGATTTAACTACTGATGTGTCAGGAGTTTTTAGAGAACAACAAGAGTTGAAAAAATTAGAAGAAGAAAGAAAAAAGCTTGAATTAGAAGCTTATGAAGATCAGTTTAGCAAAAACTCTGAAACTATAGCTATGAACGCTGGTAGTTTAGGTACGGAGTACTATAACCTAGCGTTTTCAGAAGCAGAGCAACTAAAAAAAGAATATCTTGATGCTCAACAAAGAGGAGACAAGCAAAAGATGGGTGAATTAAAAATGAGATTAAATGGTTTGTCTACAAGTGTTCAATCATTAAAAGAGACATTAAATCTAGCTGCTGAATTAAAAAACGAAAACGAACTATCAAACGGTAGAACAGATGAAGAAAAAATGATAGCAGCTGTCTGTACAGATCCTACTAATATAGTATATCATGAAGGAGAATGGAAATGGAAAAACCCTAAATATAATCCTGAGGTTGAAGGATCTAAAGAGTTTATAACGCAAGATGATTTTAACAATTCGTTAGTAATAAGAGATGATGCGACCTCTGCTTCTTACAGAGAACACGAGAGCTCTATGAATGAATTAGGGTACAACTATGTTAATGGTGTTGAAGGAGCTGCGGATTTTGATTATGAAAGAATGAAGGTTAAAAATTTAGATTGGATAAATCAAGATAATATAATGTCTATAATGCATGATGATTTTAGAGGAACTGGTGATAGTACTACATTTAAGTCTCAAGTACAAGAATATTTAGACAGAGCAGGTTATAACGGTTTAGGTATAGACGTAAATAAAGATGGAGTTTATAACGAAGAAGATTACGACTCACCAGCAGATATGAAAATATTACTAAACGCTATAACTGACAAAGATAGTGATCTATATGATTTTAACACATCGAGAAATATAATCGCTGGATGGTTAACAGATCATCAAAAAAATTCTTTTTATGGAAATGCTAATCCAGACTTAGTACCAGTAGCTGGTGAAACTATAGAGCAATTTAGAGCAAAAGGAGGAATTGTTGGAAAGTATTACGGTAGCACTACAAACGGTATGACTTACGATCCTGAGCTTGGCGTGTTTATTAGAGAAACAGATGTTGAAACAATAAAGAAAAATTTGGGTTATTAAAATCAGAATTAAATTATGAGTAAAAAATCACCTTTAAAACAAATGTGGAGCGAAACTTTAAAACCACCTAGTATAAAACCTTATCAAGATTTAACCCTTGGTCCTGAAGGTTGGGAGGTTGTAGATAAAGAATGGTACTTCAGTAAAGAAAACCTTGGGGAACCACCTAAAGCGTCTCAACTATCTGAAGAGCAAGTAGAATCTATAATTAAAAAAATGCTAGCCCAAGGACATAATCAAGGTACTATTGTTAATGTTATTAATAGTATAAGAAAAGATAAAAACAATGCTTATAATTCTAGAGTAAAGCTTTACAACGAAAAGTTAGAGAAGTTTAAATCTTCTGAAAAAAAGATAATAGAAAATAAAGTTAATTCATATAGAAAATTAGGTTGGGATGAAGGTAAATTAACTCAACTTTCAAGTTTATTAACAGAGCAAAAAGAAAAAGGTATTGATTACGAGGGTGATTTTGATATAGAATATGAAAATGAAGATGGTAGAAAAGTATATGAATCTGAACTTGATAATAGATTTTTCAAAGGATTTGAGGGTACAATATTTGGATACGACAAAAAAGATGGTAAAATAGTTACATCTACAGAAGCTCAAGATTACATAAAAGAAAGACTTGAAGAAGTAGAGTACAATAAAGTTACAAATAAGAATTTAAAATGGGAAGAAGAAGCTGTACAAAAAATAATAGAAAATAAAACTAAGAACTTAGATTGGGACGGTGGGGAATTTAAAGTTGAGCAATTTGGAATAGGTGACAATGTAAGATTATTATTTACGGACAAAGATGGTGTTAAATATACAGAAGAAATAAACGTTGACTTTGGAAATGATTTTAATTCTGATGAGGCTACAAGTGCTGTTGATAAAATTAACAAGTTTATAACAAGACATAAGAAATCTAGATTTACAACTAAAGACGAGCTAGAATTAGCAAAAGATAACCCTTACTACATTAACAACGAAATGTATTCTCATAATGAAGTTGTTGAGATGTGGAAAGAAAATAGAGGTTATACACACGAAGACTTGTATGAAAAAGATGAGCTGGGCAATATTATATTCGATGAAAATGGTATGTCTATACCCAAGAAAAATATAGTTTCTGATTTTGAAAAATATGTGAAAAGTGTAGCAGATACAGATAGATTAGGTAGAGTAGGTAATTTATCTAATCCATTCTCAAGACAAGATTATGATACTAAAGCAATACATACAATTAGTGGAGGTTCTGAATTAGCTACTTTAGAACAATTTTGGAATAAAGGAGAAGATGAGGTTGTTACTATTCTAGACAATATGGGTGTAACAACATATGTGCCAACCGCTGGTTTTGATGATTTAGTTCATTATTCAATAGGAAACATTCAAGGTGAAATAGATTTAGGTACAGATCAAGGAAAACAAGAGTTAAGAAAAATAGAAGATTACTTATTAAATAGATCTGATGAAGAAGCTGAAAACGATATAATCACAGATACTTTATCAGACCTTGTTAGTAGTACGCAAAAAAGAGATGATACAGGCAAATGGAAAAAATACAATATGCTTGAGTCTAATAGTGATATTCCATCTTTTATGCTTAAAGAAAATGGAGGTTTTCTTAATAATGATGATAATTTATACTATAAGTTAAAAACCACAACAAGAGGGTTTGATCCAATTTATAATGAGATAGGTGAAATAGTGGTTGATCCTAAAAATGCTCCTAAAAGTTTTACTGAAGAAATAGGTCTTGATGGTATAAATATTAAATACCAAGACAACGAAGAATCTATTGTTCAATTTTATGCTAATATAAATGGTGAAGATGTTCCGTTAGATATGTCTTTCGCTCAGGGTGTGTTTAGAAAAGAAAATTGGGTTGGAGACGATGCTACTTTTAAAGGAGAAAATATTAATGATTATATCGAAAGCTTTCTTGAGACAGGTAAAAAATCTTTTATAGGTGGTGGAGATTCTGATTGGTGGAGAACAGCGCTTGAATATGGAGCTTCTACTTATTTTTTAGGATCAACACACGCTATATCTTACATCCTTCCATTATCAAACCCCGCTGGAATAACAGCACCAGTTAACGCGTCTCCAAAAAAGATGTTTATAAGATCTTTAGTTAGTTCATTACCAGAAAAATCAAGACAGAATGCTCGTAACGTTATAACAGAAAAAGCTTTTCAATATAGAGAAGATATAAAAAACGAGGCTATAGATAATATTAAAAATGAATCTGAACTAATTGGTACTGATGATTTCATATTGCAACAAGCTCTTACTAATGGTGGTGAAGCTGTGGATTACTTTTCCAATGTGATGGGTAATAATTTTAGCAATTTAGATGATGAAGGTGCTTATAAACATTCTACTAAAACAGGTTTGAATATTGACTTAGTAATATCAAATAGAAACAGACTGAAGCAATTAGGTTTATCAGAAGAAGGTTTAGAAATGTATGATGAGTATTTTGCTGATGAGTGGGAGCGACCAGGGTTTTTTGATAGAGATAACAAATTTTTAGATTTTAAATCATATAGAAAAGAAGGTTGGGAAGAACAAAGACTTAACAAGGTTTTAAATATAGAAGATTTTGTAGAAACTTTAGAGGGCAATGATCAGGATTTAGTTGGAGATTTTTTCTATGCTAGAGTAGCAGACAAAGAAGAAGGTATGTCAGACGAAATGTTAGCTAACATAGATCATTGGAATAATTCGTTAATGAATGTTGATCAAACTTTAATAGCTGTTGAAGAGAACAGATTAATGGAGGGTGATAAAAGAGTTGGTAATTTAAATGGAGGCTCTATAAGTTACGGTTCTTTATCAAATATGTATACTTTAGATAAACAGCAAACAAACATCATACAGAGAAATAAAGAAGCTGATTTTGTATACAAACTAAACAATCAAGATTTTACAGCAAGATTCAAACAAATAGGTGAAGATTTACTTGAAGAAGGTTATTATGTTAAAAGAGAAAATAATAATTATTTAGTTGTAGATAAAGATGGTAATTTTGAAAATGGCAAGTACCAAGAAAAATTAAACAATCTTAAAACACATGTAGAATTAAATACTAATAATTACGTTAAGCTTAGAGAAGAGACTTTAGAAGAACTAGGTTCTTTACATAAATTAAAAGGAGGACAAAAAGATCTTCAGCATGTTTCAGATATGGATAATTTTGGATTTTGGGGAACTTTTATTCCTACAGCAGCAGATAGTTTTGAAAATATGGCTCTTGCTATTCCTATGTTGTTTGGTAGTGATGCTGCTATAAATGCTTATAGTTCAAACCAAAGAGGTTTAGATTTAATCTTACCTACTAGAATGGATTATTCTGATGCTGTTAAAAATGAATTATTTGGTGAGTTTTATGGTAGAACACTAGGAGAACAAGCAGCTAATATGACACTGGCTGTTGGTAGCGCAGGTATTGGATCTTTAGCTGGTACATCAGCAGCTACTTTAACTACCATACAGAGTATAATGTTTGGTACTCTTGCTGCTGGTACAAAAATGGGGGAACTAGAAATAGCTCAAGAAAGAGGTAATTGGGCTTTAGGTGAATTAAGAAAATTAGAAGACTTTAAAGATTTATTACCACCAGAAGATTATAAAAAACAAAAAAGATATTTAAATGAAATTGTTCAAGAAAATCATACCACTTACTTACAAAGATTAGGTTCGTCTTTAACTACAGGTTTAATAGAAGGTGCTGTAATGAAGTTTTTAGGTACAGCTGTAAACGCAAATAGATTTTTTAGAATAGGCGCTCCTGGCTCAGCTATAGATGATGTTGTTAATGCAGCTGTAAACGGTACTAATAATGCGAGTAGATCTGCCCTTGCAAGATTTAGTCATGGTTTTGTAAACTTTGGTAAAGAAGCGTTAAAAGGAACAGCTGGGGAGGTTGCAGAAGAAACTTTAATTGAATTTGGTTCTATGCTTGGTGACATGATGTGGTTAGATAAAGACTTTGATGTTTCGCAGTTAGATGACGTGGCTGTTGCTTCTATATTAACTGGTGGAACAATGAACACTGTTGGTGGAGGACTTTCGTCATTAATGAATGCTGGAAAAACAAACGAATGGGTACAACATGTTAAACCTTATGTTGAAAAACTATATGATCTTCGAGAAAGGTTAGATAACCTACCTGTAGATGCTACGGCTAGTAGAGACGAAATACATACTCAAATAGCTATGATTGAAAATAATCTAGATCAACATGGTAAAGGCTTAGCTAATACAATTAGATTGTTAGGCGCTGAAGATATTAAAAAATTAATAGCTTATCAGCAAGTTGGAAACTCTTTATTAGCTATGGCAGGTATTAATGCTAGTATGAATGAAGATCAAATAAATAGAACTATAGAAAAATATAAAAAGAAAATAGGTCCTAAAAAAGCTAAAGAGTTTCAAGCTAATTTAGACGCTGTTTCTCTTGGTAAGAAAAGATTAATTGGTAGTGTTAAGTATGATAAAAATTCTATAGAAAAACTATTTGGACAAAGAGGTTTAGAAATTGCTGAAGATTTAAAAGATAATAATGATTTTAACAAAGCTGATTTTAGAGGTAAGGCAGCTATGGTGTCGCAAGTTGTTGAACAGCAAATGACTGAAAACACTGCTAACAGGATGAGACAAAGTAAATATTTTAGTGATCAAGTAGAAAGAAAAGTTTACGAAGGAAAAACATGGGAACAGTATAAAAAAGAAACTGGAAGAAAAAATAGAAAAAGAGCTCAAGAAAACGAACTATATAATATGTATGCTCCTCATGTTCTTATGCAGGCTACTAACTCTAAAATGGTATATGATAAAAATATAACAAATGCTTCCGCTATTTTAGGTGAAATAAATATTGAAGATTTAAAAAACAATATAATAACACAAGATCCTAACTTAAGTAAAAAAGGAAGAAAAAATCAATTGAGAAAGCAGTTGATGGATATGAGAAATGAAGATGGTGATAGACTAGTTACTGATGAAGATATAGGTATGTATCTATCTATGTTTGAAAGAGGTGAGTTGCCAGGTCTTTTGATTGGTAATAAATATATAGTTCAAGATAGAGATGCTGCTATGGAGAGATTAAATAGAGGTGATCTAGTACAAGGAACAGTTATATCACATGAGTTGTCTCACGTTCTGGATAATTTAGCTTTTCAAGGTAAAGATATTAAAGAAACAAGAAAAAACATAAGTAATTATTCTGAACACTTATATGATTATATGTCAAGGAATATGCCTGGTTTTCATGATAATGCTATACGTAACTTAAAATTGAATTACGGTCAAGATTTTTTTGGAAAAAGAGGTTGGAAAGAAAATGTCGACTTTAAAAAACAAAGTGACATGATCAAAGATGAGTACACTAAAAAAATTCAAGATGCTATAGAAGGAAATATAGAGTCAATAAATGAATATGGTATTCATAGTATGAGCAATGAGCTTAAAAAACAAATGAACGTAAGAGTAAGCCTTAAAAATCTATATGGTAAATACAAAGTAAATAGTGGTAAAGACGCTTGGTATTATATGGCTAACTATATAAAAGCCAAAAGAGAAGGTAAGTTATCTAAAGTACAAAAGAAAATGGTTGCTGGTAAAAAACTACAACCTACGCAAGAAACAGTGGCGTCTAGAATTAAAGTAGAAATCGAACAAGTTATAGGTAAAGATAATAGAAAAAAGCTAGTAGAAAAAGTAAATGAAACTTATTCTAAAATAATAGATTTACAAAAAGAATTAAATGACCCTAATTTAAATGATATTCAAAAAAGTTCTATAAACCAAAAAATTAATGATTTAAAAAGTGAGATAGCAGAACAATATAGACCTATGGCTGAAAAAAGATTTAGTGAAAATCTTGCAACAGCCCCTTCGGTACAACAAAGAGAAAATTTAGAAAGAAACTCTTATGATATAGTTACTGAAATCCTTTATGATCCTGGACAACCTAGTAAAAGAGAAGAAGGTAAGATAAATAAGTCTAGATCAGTTTTAGGTATGATTAACGACTTCCAAATAGAAAGACACAGTTATGGTAACTTAGCTGCTTATATTAATGCTCATTTCAAATGGAGATCGTTAGAAGTTTTTGCAAGATATGATACAGTGTTTGAACAACGAGCTGACGATGCTATGGGACAGTTGGAGCAGCTTACAGAAGAAATGGATACAGGTGGAGATACTGGACCAATACAATCTGGAGATATACTATTAACTGAGAGATTTTCAGAATTAGAAACAAATCCAATCGTATTAAACAAGATTAATGAAATTAATGAAAACATAGTAAACGAGATTACTAATGATCCTGCTTTATACGAAGGTAAAAACTATAAAACACTTAGTGACTTAAATCCATTGCTAACAGTGCAAATGATGATAGGTGATCCTAATTTAACTTATATAGATGATGGTAGTGCTTTTTGGAAAAGTAAAAAAGGAAAAGCTTTATTAGGTACTTCTGTAGCTGAATCTATAGTTAAAAAACTAACTAACAACGATAACTTAAATCAACAAGATGTAAAAGCCTTGCAACGATTTATATTTAAACACAATGATGTTTTGTGGAAAATGTTACCTGAAGGTTTTATGACTAAAATGGTTAAACAAAAAGACGGTACTGAAGTATCTAGACCTGACAAAGCTACTGGTGTTCAAAATGTTTTATTAGAACCTTTTTATAATAGATCTTCTAAAAGAGTTGGTAATGGTTATCCACAGTATAAAAAACCTTTAACATCTGTTTCAGCACAAGATTTTTTAGATGTTTTTGGTATTACACCTAGAGGTGAAATGAATATAATAGGAAAAGAAAGTAATGTTAGTCAAAGAATAAAAGCTTTAATTCAACAAACTGGTAAAACAATTACAAACCAAACTACAAGAAGATATTTATTAGACAAAGGTAGTATGGTGGATAAAGCTAGATTAGATTTAGAAAACGGTAAATCTCAAGTTATGTTTAGTAGAGAAATAGCTACTAATTTAGATATTCCTAATATTAAAGAAAAATATACTAATTTCATTACTTTAGTAAACGATCAATTACCTTGGGACACTTTCACACCTTCTAAAAAGTTTAATAAAGATAAAGATCTAAAACAAACTTTAAAAAACTTAATGAAAGAAGCTGATATACCTCTAACTTTACAAAGTAAGTTGTTAAATGAAATGACTAATAATACAGGACAGTTGGTTAATATGTCTAATATGAAGCGTGTTCGAGATGAATCTGGTATGCAAAAAGAAGAGTACGATAATATAATAATTACAGATATTGTAAACCAGACAAATAACGAGTTTTTAAAAAATAGATCACTACAAGAGATTTTAAATACTCCATTTTCTGCATCTGTAACAATGTCTAATCCTGACAATATTGATATAAGTAGAGAAGATGTTACTAGACAAGTTCAAACTGAGATAAAAAATCAAGGTATAGAGTTAACTGAAGAGGGATGGAATAACGCTATGAAAGATCTTAAGCTATTCGTTGATTCTGATGGAAAAAAAGGAAACAACAATATAGTAAACGTTGTGCAATACATATATGATTTAACAGATCAATATGCTAGTATGGGTAGAATACATAACGGACTAATAAGTATAACAAAAGAAGGTGGTAACACATTTAATATACAACCTGATAATATTAATCCAGAAGTATCTACAACACCAAGAAAACAAATATTTGAAGGTATTGGAGACTTTATGTTTTTTGTTAATAGATCTATCATGGGTAACGATGGTAATTTCATAGAGATAATACCTATGAAAAAATCAAACGAAGTTAGATCTAGACATAACATAACAAGAGAAAAAACAACTACTAAGTATGGTTGGGGTAGCAAAGAGTTCCAAGCTATGTATCCTGGTTTTACTTCTAAACGTTTAGATGAAAGTTCTGAAGCTGTTATGAAAGAAGCTGATATAATAGATGGCATACCTACCTTAGGTAGTTTTTACGAAAAACGACAAGAGCAAGCTTTGTATTTTAGAGAGCACTTAAAGAAACAAACTAAACATATTTTTGATAGAGCTTTAGATAAAGATGATAGTTTTGGAAAAGCTAATGTTTTTGTATGGTTAATGGGCTTAGGAAGCGGAATGAAAACAGCTAGTAGAAGAGCAGCACCTGTAGCTGGTATAGCTGATGGTGTGTTTGACGCAAAAAATCCTGGTAAAGATTTAGAATATGATCATTTAAAACCTAACCACGTATTAATGCAGAAGCTTGCTAAATTATATATTGATTTATCTAATGGAGAAATAACTATGAATGAGGTTAATACAGAATTAGATACTTTCTTTATAGATTACGTTGTTAATATTATCCCTAAAAAAATGGATAATGTAGCTAAAAGATCTGGTGTTCAATCTTTTATGCAGTTAGGATATATAGAAGGAGGAATATTACGAATGGAAGATGGCGCTTACGGTAGACTATATAGTGATAGAACTAAATGGCATGAAGAAATGAGAGCTATAACTTTACTTGATCCAGCTCTTGAAGGAAAACGTTTTGGAGAAGACTATGTAAAACCTAGTTATGCGAACAAATCAATAGAGCAACACTCTAGAGATATAATAATAGGAGATGCTGTATTAGCGTCTAGATCAATTAGAGATACTGTAGGTATAAGCGTTTGGGATTTTGATGATACTTTAGCTAAGAGTAAATCTAATATATTATACACAACACCAGATGGAAGAACTGGAAAGTTAACAGCTGAAGAATTTGCTAAGGATGGCGCTAGATTATTAGAAGAAGGTTATGTATATGATTTTTCTGAGTTTAGTCAAGTAATAGATGGTGAGGCTGGACCTTTGTTAGAAAAGTTTAAAAATAGAATTGAAAAATATGGTGTTGAAAATAACTTTATACTAACAGCTAGACCAGTAGATTCTAATATAGCTATACATGAATTTTTAAAGTCGCAAGGAATTAATCTTCCTATAAAAAATATAACTGGACTTGCTAACTCTACAGCTGAAGCAAAAGCAGAATGGATATTGAAAAAAGTAGAAGAAGGATATAACGATTTTTACTTTGCCGATGATGCTACAGCTAATGTTGAAGCTGTAAAAAATGTTTTAGAACAAGTTGATGTTAAGTCTAAAGTACAACAAGCTAAAGCACAGTTTAGTAGAGAAATAGAATTTAACATGAATAGCATGTTGGATTTAAACAGAATACTAGAGCAAACTAAAGGTGTTGATGTTAATACTCGTTTTTCAGAAGCACAAGCTAAAATAAGAGGTTCTAAAAAAGGGAGGTTCGCGTTTTGGGTTCCTCCATCTGCTGAGGATTTTAAAGGATTAATTTATAGATTTATTGGTAAAGGTAAAGAAGGAGATGCTCAATTAGCTTTCTTTAAAAAAGCTTTATTTGATCCTTATGCTAGAGGTTACGAAGGTATTAATGCTACTAGACAAAATCTTAATGATGAGTATAGAATGATTCTAAAAGCTTATCCAAATATTAAAAAGTTGTTAAAAAGAAAAGTTGAAGGAACTAACTTCACAGTTGCTAATGCTATAAGAGTACATCTTTGGGATAAAAATAATATAGAAATACCTGGGATATCTAAAAGAGATTTAAAAACATTAACAGAGTTTGTAAGAACTGATGTTGACTTAACTTCTTTCGCTGATTCATTAGGTATAATATCTAGACAAGAAGAAGGTTACTTAGCTCCTAATGAATATTGGACTATTGAAAATATACAAAGCGATATTAATAGACTTGTTGGAGAGGTTGGAAGAGAGAAACATTTAGCAGAGTGGAAAGCTAATGTAGAAGAAATATTTGGTACGTGGGATAATGGAAGATTGGTTGGACCAAACATGAATAAAATAGAAGCTATATATGGCTCAAGGTTTAGAGAGGCTTTAGAAGACATCCTTTGGAGAATGGAGTTTGGATCTAATAGAAACCGAGGTAATAATAGGTTGGTAAACGCATTTAATAACTGGGCTAATCAATCAGTTGGTGCTATCATGTTTTTTAATATGAGATCAGCGTTGTTACAAACTATATCAGCTGTAAACTTTATAAACTGGTCAGATAATAATATGTTAAAAGCGTCTGTAGCGTTTGCAAATCAACCTCAATTTTGGAGAGACTTCGCTTACATATTTAATTCAGACATGTTAAAGCAAAGAAGAGCTGGTAACCAAAGAGGTATTAACGAAGCTGAATTAGCAGAGGCTGTTGCTGGTAGTAGTAACAAAGCTAAAGCAGCTATAAGTTGGTTATTAACAAAAGGTTTTTTACCAACTCAAATTGCGGATAGTTTCGCTATTGCTTCTGGTGGTGCTACTTTTTATAGAAATAGAATAAAAACTTATTTAAAACAAGGTTTTGATCAAAAAACAGCAGAGGAAAAAGCTTGGAAGGATTTTCAAGAAATAGCAGAAGAAACACAACAGTCTTCAAGACCTGATTTAATATCACAACAACAGGCTTCTCCTCTTGGTAGATATTTACTTGCATTTAAGAATACTCCTATGCAGTACGCTAGGTTAATTAAGAAAGCTTGGTTAGATATTGTTAACAATAGAGGGGACTTAAAAACCAATATTAGCAAGATAATATATTATATGGCTATGCAAAACTTTATATTTACAGCTTTACAACAAGCTTTGTTTGCTATGACTGGTGATGAAGAAGAAGAAAAGGAAACTGCTAGATATGAAAAGCTAGCAAATGGTATGATAGACTCTATATTAGGTGGTCTTGGTTTAGCGGGTAATGCTGTTATGACTATAAAAAATATGTTATTGGAATATGTTAAACAAGAGAAAAAAGGTTGGAATGCGGATCATACTTACACTATGTTAAAGATGGCTGGTTTCTCTCCTACCATAGGGTCTAAAATGAGAAAAATATATAAGGCTATAGAAGAAAGAAAGTACAATCAAGATATAATGGGTGAAATGAGTACTTTTGATATAGATAATCCAATATGGCCTATTATAGGTAATGTAGTATCTGGAGCTACAAACGTTCCTTTAGATCGTTTATTTAGAAAAATAGATAATGTAGAGGTAGCTATAACTGAAGATATAGAAGCTTGGCAAAGACTTGCTTTACTTATGGGTTGGACCAAATGGGAACTTGGTATTGAAGAGCAAGATATCTTAGAAATAGAAGAAGTAGTTAAAACAAAGAAAAAAATAGAGAGGAAAAAGAAACAAGAAATAAAAAAAGAGGAAAAGAAAAAAGAATTAAAAAAAGAAAATCAAAGAAAAGAACAAGAGAATAGAGATAAAAACGATGGTGGTTGTATTGCTATAAGTAGAAGTGGCAATAGATGTAAAAATGAAGCTGAATCAGGAGGGTACTGTACAATACATGCTAAGGTTGATAAAAGGACAGATGGAAGAAAAACACAATGTACTAAGATTAAGTCTAATGGTGAACGGTGTAAAATGAAAACATCTGCTTCTAGTGGTCTATGTTACTACCATGATTAAATAAAGCGAAAAACAAGTAATCTTATAATAATAAAGTATTTAAAAAAAAATGGCAAAAGAATTAAACGAAGACACTGGCTTTAATATAAGTATAAAAACATTAGGTGGTATAGCTGTTCTTATAGCGTCAATGGTGGGTATGTGGTATAGTTTACAGGCTGAAATAGCAGAGGCAAAAGAACTACCAATAATAGAAATACCAGATCCAGAGATCACACGTATGGAATTTGATATGAAAGATCAGATGATACGTCAAACAATTATGACTACTCAAGAAGATGTTAAAGAAATAAAAGAATCAATTGAAAAAATAGAAGATAAACTTTTTCAATAAAAATCTAATAGAATGAAAAAAATAGACGTTTCATGGAAGGTATTTAGCGTGTATATGTTAATAATATTATTTATGTTAATAGCTAGCACTGCTAATAGTCAAATAACAGTTAAGCACTTCAACGCTGGTTGGAACGAGGCTAATAGTGCTGATTGGATTATGTCGTTAAAAGATTGTAATACTAAAGAATATGTTGATATAGTTAAACAACCAGAAGCACAAAAAAAATATAAAATAGCAGTTGTACCAACAATTATAATATTTAAAGACGGAGAAGAAGTTGCTAGATTTCAAGCTGATTTATCATTTAAAATGGTAGCAACAAAAGAAGAAGTGCAAGAAGAAATAGATGAACAATTAATGAGTGATTTCTAATGTGGGATTTATTTAAAGATAAAAACGAGATTAATGAAAAAAATGTAATTGGTTTTGCTTCTTTTGTTCTTATGGTCATGTTCGCTATCACGGACTTGGTAACAGGTTTTTGTGGTCAAGAGCTTGTAATAAACAATACAATATATAATTCCTTTGTTATTATAACATTAGGATGCTTCGGGATTAGTTCCTTTGAAAAAATTAAAAAACAATGAAAAAAATATTATTTATATTATTATTACCTTTAATAAGTTTTAGTCAGAATATAAACACTTTTCCATGGATACACAACTTTGAAAATGCAATGCCATTACAAGAAGAGGTATTTGATAATGGTGATTGGTGGTTACACCAAGGTCCGACAAGTTCTTTTAATACCGGTCCACAAGGTGATCATACAACAGGTAATGGGATATATTATTACACAGAAGCTTCTGGTCAAGGTTATCCAAATAAAACATTTATAACATATACACCAACTTTTGATATATCTACGACTCCTGGTAAAGTACTATCGTTCTGGTATCATATGTATGGAGCCGCTATGGGCGATTTAGAGATAGGTATTTTAACAAATGGTAGTTATATACCTATTGATACAATATCTGGCAACCAGGGTGATATATGGAAATTTGCATATTATCCACTTCCTGCAGACAGCGTATTTCAAATAGCTTTCAAAGCTACCACTGGAACTAGTTTTACTAGTGATATATGTATTGATGATATAATGATTAGTGATCCGTTTAACTTTGTTTATGGATGTACTGATTCTGTATCTCCAAACTATGACTCT